TCATTTGCAGTATTTGTTTGTATGTCACTTATTATAGCATATGGACATTTCAGAATGCAAATAGAAGAGACTATGAAATTTTATGATTACGAACATCATAATCCACAGGTTATCACCTTACATAAATAAATGAGGGGTTAGATTTGCAGTTGGCAGTCTAACGAAATACACCAATATTGGAGTAATTATGAGAATAGTAATGTATATGTTACTATTTTCTGTGGTATTACTTCCTTCATGTGCCTCAGTTGGAGCAGTTATTGAAGGTGGTAAAGAGTTTACAACTGGCGTTGTTGATGGAGCAGTCAAAGGAACTGCAACAATCACCAAGGCAGTTGCTAATGATGTAGTATCAGTCGGAACACTTGCTGTTGATACAGCAACAGGTATCGTTGATAACGTTGCTGAAGAAGTCGACAGACAGACAGACGAACTACAGAATGAGCAACCTGAAAAAAAGTAGAGGATATCATTCCAACAGCAATGTTGCTTGAGGCAATGATGCTCTATTGTTCAGAGTTCCCACAGAAATGTAGAACTGTAAAGGGGAACTGAAGTTCCCCTTTCTTATAAATAAAGGATTATGTATCAATATAATGTATCAGTAGTAAAAGTGGTTGACGGAGACACAATTGATGTCGACATCGATCTTGGATTTGGAATGACCTATAAAAAACAAAGGGTCAGACTTATGGGTATCGATACTCCTGAGTCAAGAACAAGAGACCTTGAAGAAAAGAAATTCGGAAAGGCATCCAAGAGACACTTAAAGAAACTTTTAGAGAGTGCAGAACGTATCTCTCTTATTTCACACGACAAAGGAAAGTTCGGAAGAATCCTAGGTGAAATCTATATCCATTTTAATGAAGGTCATCCTGTTTTTGGAACAGAAATAAATGTCAATCAACAGATGATTGATGACCATCATGCAGTAGAGTACAGTGGAGAGAACAAAGATTTAGTTGAATCTCTACATTTAGAAAACAGAAAAATCTTGATTGAGAAAGGACTTGTAGAATGACACTTGATGCTCTAGATTGTTTCTTTATTATCATGGTACTCATCAATTTTGGGTTCATCATTCATTTAGAAACCCAAGTTCGTATGCTCACAGCAATGATGCAAGAACACACAAGGTTTGATGATAAACTTTGTGAATTATCAAAAGAATTTCAAAAAACCCCTATACAAAAGTAAGTACATATCCTATAATGGTATTAACATTATGAGAGGTGTATATTATGTCATTTATTAAAGACTTAGTAAAATCCAGTGGTAACGAATACGCTAGTGTCGTTGCTGATGGTGTTGCAGCTGGTGATGTAGACTCGTTTATTGACAGTGGGTCTTTCATCTTCAATGCATTATTAAGTGGTTCACTATACGGTGGACTTCCTTCAAACAAAATTACTGCAATCGCAGGTGAATCTGCAACAGGTAAAACGTTCTTTGCACTAGGAATGTGTAAACAATTCTTAGAAGACCATCCTGATGCAGCCGTAATCTATTTCGAATCTGAATCTGCAATCACTAAAGATATGATTGAAGAGAGAGGAGTCGACTCAAGTAGATTCGTCATCGTACCAGTAGTAACCGTACAAGAATTTAGGACTCAGTCCATTAACATTCTTGACAAATATCTTGAAACCCCTGAAGACAAGCGTCCACCAATGATGTTTGTTCTTGATTCACTTGGTATGTTATCTACAACCAAAGAGATTGAGGACACTGCAGATGGTAAAGAGACAAGAGATATGACACGTGCCCAAGTAGTAAAAGGTGCATTCAGAGTTCTTACTCTTAAACTAGGACGTGCAAAGGTTCCAATGATTGTTACCAACCACACTTATGATGTGATTGGTTCCATGTTCCCTCAGAAAGAAATGGGTGGTGGTAGTGGATTGAAGTATGCAGCTTCATCTATTGTCTATTTGTCCAAGAAAAAAGAAAAAGAGGGTACCGAAGTTATCGGAAATATAGTACACTGTAAGAATGCAAAATCAAGACTTACAGTTGAGAACAGAGTTGTAGATGTCAGACTGACATACGACAAAGGACTCGACAGGTATTATGGTCTATTAGACCTTGCACTTGCATTTGGTGTCTTTAAGAAGTCATCTACTAGGGTAGAGTTGCCTAATGGTAAAACCGAATTCGGAAAAACTATTAACAACAACCCTGAGAAATACTTTACAGAAGATGTAATGAAACAATTAGAAACGGTGGTACAAGATTATTTTAAATATGGAAGCAAGACTGGAACAGACAATACTGAAGAATCTGATACAGAGTGAGCAGTTTACACGGAAGTGTATTCCATTCATTAAGTCAGAATATTTCACAGACCCTGAAGAGAAGGTTATATTTGAAGAAGTAAAAACTTACTTCGACAAGTACACTAAAAATCCAACAGTAGAAGCACTTCTCATCAACCTTGACAACAACACTAGTCTTAGTGATAATGTTGTTCAAAACTCTAAATCTATTGTTGATAAGATTAGAAAGGATACGGATGATACACCACAAGAGTGGTTAGCCACTGAAACAGAACAGTGGTGTAAAGACCGTGCAATCTATATTGCCGTGATGGACTCCATCACCGTCCTTGATAAAAAATCTCAAAGGTCTACTGGTGAAATACCTGAGTTATTGAAGGATGCACTTTCCGTGTCCTTTGACACCCATATCGGTCACGATGTCTTAGAAGATGCCGATGCACGATTTGAGTTCTATCACACTGAAGAAGAGAAGATTCCGTTTGACTTAGAATACTTCAACAAGATTACCAAAGGTGGTCTACCAAACAAAACACTCAATATCGTACTTGCAGGTACTGGTGTTGGTAAATCATTGTTCATGTGTCATCAAGCTGCATCATGTTTGATGATGAACAAGAATGTTCTGTACATTACTATGGAAATGTCAGAGGAACGTATTGCAGAACGTATTGATGCAAACATCATGAATGTTCCTATGAAAGAACTTGCTGACATGAACAAGAAGATGTACGACAAGAAGATTGAGAAACTCAAAGATAAGACAAAGGGTAAACTGATTGTCAAAGAGTATCCAACTGCATCAGCACACGTAGGTCACTTCAGACACTTGTTGCAAGAGTTGGATATCAAGAAAGACTTTCAACCTGACATTATCTTTATCGATTATCTAAACATTTGTGCAAGTCATAGAATCAGGCCAGGCTCAGGTGCAAACTCTTACACATTGGTGAAGAGTATTGCAGAAGAGTTACGTGGACTCGCAGTGGAATTTGATGTACCACTAGTGTCTGCAACCCAAACAACAAGAAGTGGTTATGGTTCTACTGACATTGGACTTGAAGACACTTCAGAGTCATTTGGTCTACCTGCAACTGCAGACTTAATGTTTGCATTGATTACATCTGATGAACTAGAAGAACTAGACCAGTTAGTAGTCAAACAGTTAAAGAATAGATACAATGACCCTACAGTGTTTAAGAGGTTTGTCATTGGTATTGATAGAAGTAGAATGAAACTCTATGATTGTGAACAAACAGCACAAGAAGAGTTGGTTGATTCTGCAGTAGATGATGACACTCCAGTGTTTGACAGAGGACGAGAAAAGTTTTCAGATTTTAAAATTTAGGGGTTGACAATGCCCCTACTTTTTACTATAATAGAGTAATTGCCCTGTTCGTCTAGTGGTTAGGACACATGGTTTTCATCCATGCAACAGGAGTTCGATTCTCCTACAGGGTGCCAGGCCTGTTAGTTCAGTTGGTTAGAACGCTGCCCTGTCACGGCAGAGGTCAGGGGTTCGAGTCCCCTACAGGTCGCCATTTTTGGTATATAAATACCACTAGTATTATGAAAACGTTGAAATCACAAGATGTAATTGACCTTCTGCAAAAGAAGATTAGATTGAAAAAAGAACTCCGTTCTGCAAAGAAAGAGGGAGACCAATCTTCTGTTACTGAATGTGCCACAAAAATTAAACAAATAGAAACAAAATTATCTCAGTCACCATTGTCAAAATCCTAAATAGTACTATACAAATTTAGGAGATTACCTATGGCATGGGCAGATGAAATTGCAACTTTGAACGATAACATCGCAGAGACGCAAAAACTAAAAGATTGGATAAACGGTGTATCAAGAGAGTACTCACTTGGTGCTGATGTTGATGGAACTGTAGAGTATGAAGTTAGAACAGCTGCAGGAAGGGATGGTTTCTTCGCAGATTGGAGAACTGATAATCCTACTGCATCAGCGTCTTCAACTGGATTAGAGTTAGCTACTTTTACTGCATGGGATGAATGGAATGGAACAGACTTCACATCATATGATGCAGAAAAGACCACTGAATTAACTAATCAGATAAATGCATTAACTACAGATAGAGACGATTTACAATCAAAAGTTGACGATGGAACCATCGTTGATGCAGGTTTATAAGAAATAAATAACCATAAATAGTAGTATTACATCGAAAAAGGTGATATACTACTATTATGGCAGTCAAAAATTTACATTTAGAACACCTAGAAGACGAAATCATTAATAACGGAATTAATGGTGGTCGTGCATCTGTGTACTTTTTATTAAGTCTTCGTGACATGATGAAAGGTAATGCAAAGAAAGGGTTCAACATGACAGTGAAATGGGATGGTGCCCCTGCAATTTTTTGTGGGAAACATCCTGAAGACGGAAGATTTTTCGTTGCAAAGAAATCACTATTCAATCAAACACCATTATTTTACACTTCAGAACAAGAAATCAAAGATGCACCTGAACTCTCAGGTGACCTAGAATCCAAGTTTTTAGATTCATTCAAATACCTATCCAAACTATCTTGGGGTGATGAAATACTCCAAGGTGATTTGATGTTCACAGAAAAAGATAAGAAAATGATAAAGGACGACTTTGAGTCCTATATTGCATTCGGGCCTAACACTATAGTGTATCGAGTGCAGACTAATTCTGAATTAGGTAAAAAAATTGCTTCAGCAAAACTAGGAATCGTCTTCCATACTACATATAGAGGTGGTACAATAGAAGACCTTTCTGCATCCTTTGGGGCAGATATTTCTAAACTTGGTTCGTCAAAAGACGTATGGATGGATGATGCAACGTATAAGGATGTTTCGGGCAACTCAACTCTCACAGCAAAGGAGACGGTCAGTTTATCACGCAACCTCACAGAAGTCGGAAAACAATTCCACAAAATCAAAAAGAAAGACCTCGAAAAATTCAGAGAAGTTCAACGTGCAATAGAAAAGAAAGGTGCAGGTGCAACTTATAAAACATATTGCAATGCACAGATTCGTGCTGGTATTTTTAAACCAAACTACAACGGATATCTAAAACACTTTGAAAACTACTGGAGAGATAAGGTAGTCGCAAAAGTTAAACTAGAAAAGACTAAGAACATCAAACGAGAGATTGGTGAACAGTTATATAATGAACTCAGAGGTTTGAAGTCTATGATTGATGCACTAACCAAATTCCAAGAGTTGATGGTAGTGTCAAAACAGATTATCATAGAAGGATTAAACAGAGTTAAAGGTATTGGAACCTTTGTTAAAACGTCCACAGGATTTAAAGCAGTAAATCCTGAAGGATATGTTGCAATTGACCAAGAAGGTAAGGCAGTTAAGTTAGTTGACAGGATGGAATTCAGTCAAAATAATTTTAACGCTGCAAAAAATTGGGATAAATAGTAATATGGAACTTAAATCATTCAGAGAAATTTGGGAAGAGATACAAGAAGCAGACTCTATGCAAACTCGTCTGAAGAAAAAGAAAGCATTCCAAAAGAACAAACATAAGATTCTTGCAAAACGTAAAAAGGCAATGAAGAAGAAGAATCTTGACCCTGCAAAGTTACAGAAACGTGCAGAGAAACAAGCACGTAATATGGTCGCAAAGAAGATGTTGAAAGACACAGATAAGAGTGACCTAGGTATGAGTGGAAAACAAGCACTAGAAAAGAAGTTAGACAAGAAGAAGTCTGCAATCAAAAAACTCGCAAAGAAACTTTTACCAATGATTCGTAAAAAAGAACAAATGAAGAATAAAAAACAAGGTGATACGAAAGATGGCGAATAAAAATTTTACAAGTTGGTTATCAGAAGCAAAAGGTAAAGGTGCAGTGTTCACCTTTGGTCGATTCAATCCTCCAACTACAGGACATGCAAAGTTAGTAGACAGACTTCAAAAAGTTGCGAAGGGATACGGTGATGCATTGTTATTTTCTTCACACTCAAATGATAAAGTAAAGAACCCGCTGTCACACAAAGATAAAGTTAAGTATCTAAAAGCATTCTTCGGTAAACAAGTTAATGTAATAGATGCAGATGTAAAACAGATTTTTCAAATCCTCACCTTCTTACATGACAAAGGTTACACTAAGATTAGAATGGTAGTAGGGTCAGATAGGGTCAGAGAATTCGATACTATCATCAAAAAATATAACTCAGTAAAAGGTAGACACGGTTTCTATAAGTTTGATGAGATTCAGATAGTCTCTGCTGGTGAACGTGACCCTGATGCAGATGATGTGTCAGGAATGAGTGCATCTAAGATGAGAGAGTTTGCAGAAAAGGGTGACTTCGAATCATTTAAAGAGGGAGTACCCAAAACAGGACAACGATTTGCACAGAAACTTTACAAAGATATCCGTAAAGGAATGGGTCTAACAGAAGACTTACAACACCTACCTCAGTACATGGTAGAAGATTTGATTACAGAGGGTGTCTATGACCCAGGCATCTTCAAAGCAGTATTCCTTATGGGTGGGCCAGGGTCAGGTAAATCAACTGTGGTGGATCAATTAAACCTAGTCAATCTAGGACTTAAGATTGTTAACACCGACAAAGCATTCGAGAACGGTTTAAAGAAAGCAGGACTTGGTCTTGATTTGAGAAACATGGATGCAGACCTAAGAGACCCAATCAGAAGTCGTGCAAAAGAAATTACTGCAAAACAAATGGATGCGTATCTAAGAGGAAGACTTGGTATGGTCTTTGACACTACAGGTGCAAAGGCAAGTAAAATTGTATCTTATAAAAACCTATTAGATAAAGCAGGATACGAATACAAGATGGTATTCGTTAACACTTCACTAGATTTTGCACAACAAAGAAACTCTGAACGTGCAAGAAAGTTACCTAAAGAAGTGGTAACTGCAGATTGGAATGCATCACAAAAGAACGTAGACTATTTTAGAAAGTTGTTTAAGAAAGACTTTATTGAGATTCTAAACAACGATGACCACAAGGCATTGATTAAGAAATCGGATGCACTATACGGTAAGATGTTAACATGGACAAGTAAGTTCCCTGCAAACAAACAATCACTTGCATGGAAAGAAGCACAATTACTTGCAAAGAGAAGTAAATAATATGTTAGACCTATTAAGAGAAAAGATTAGAACTGCACAAGACAAAGATGTAGAGGACAAGAAAGGTACTCAACCTAAAAGGTATTTTGCAAAAGATGCCGAGGGTGATGAGATGTCTAAGTCCACTAAAGATAAACGTGCATCTCATTTTGCAACCAATAGTAAGAAAGATGACGATGATGCATCTGCATACAAACCTGCGCCAGGCGATAAGTCTGCAGAAACCAAACCATCACAGTACACTAAACAATACAAGAAAATGTTTGGTGAAGATGCAGTGAGTGACATCAAAGCAAAACATGCAGATGAGATAGAGAAACTTAAGGCACGTCATGAGAGAGAACTAGAAGCACTTAAGGGTAGACAGGAAAGACAATCAGACACTGCAAAGTCTAGTGTTGATGCAGAGAAAGAAAGAGAGAAACAAAGAAAAGAAGTTGACACTCAATCAGAATCAATAGAAGAGGGTAAACTTGTTGCTAATGCATACAATATCATAGATGCACTTACTAGTGCATTTAAAAAGAGAGTACAAAAAGAGTACGATAGAAATCCTGAGAAAGGAATAGTCATGTTAAATCGTATGGGTGCATTGATTGGTGCAAAGGTCTCTAACAAGATGCAAAAAGACAACAAACTATTCTTAAAAATGGATATGGATGAAGAAACTATTGAAGAAGGATTTGCAGACA